CAAGATATGTGCGGCGAAGATGTATCTTTCTGTCTTGATGCCCTCGAAGAGGGTTACGAAATCTGGTGCGATCCTCGGATTCGTGTAGGCCACGAAAAATCTCGTATTATCTAATGGGAGACAAAGCGATTAGAGAGTGGATAAACGTCCACCTAAAGAATAAGGACACATCAGATCTATGGGATCTAGTAGCAGCGATATTAACAGAACTCTCGGAGCGTGACTCGATTCAATATCGTATCAGGGCCGATGAACCTACCGTTGCTGCTCGGATGAAACAATTAGATGCAGATCTAAAGGACGGAACAGAACCAGCATACTATCCCGAATGGGATGAATCTACACACGACTCGGAGGGTTGTTAAATGGCAAAAACATTGAATGGTGAACAATTAATTGAATCTAGGCCGAAAAAATCTCGACAAGGTAGAGGAAAACATACCAAATATGCAGCGACCTCTCGTAATGGGGCAAAAAAAAGAAAAAGAGGACAAGGATAGCACTCAAACCTCCTACAATGTAGGGGGTTTTTTTATTGGTTAAATAGGATGATAAATAAAATATAATATAAGTGTATTTTAATGCCGTTAGAGAGGATAAGCCAAGGTTTTAAGGACGTTTCTATGTCATTTCAGACTAATCCTCTGAATTCAGACCTTATTGCCCTCAAAAATGAGACTGCGATTAGTAGATCATTACGAAATATCGTACTAACTGTACCTGGTGAGAAATTTTTTAATGAAAATTTCGGATCAAGGGTATCCGAATCATTATTTGAGAATATTGATTCGATAACTGCGAATATAATTGAAGGTGAAGTTAGAACATCTATCACTAATTATGAACCAAGGGTTAGATTGTTGAATGTTCAGGCAATCGCTGACCAAGATAATAACAGTTTTGATGTTATTATTAAATTTCAAATTATAGGGGCAGATGTTCCACCACAGTCATTACAGTTTGTTTTGCAGCCGACTAGATAAAAATGCCATTAGTTAATTTTTCAAACCTTGATTTTGATCAAGTTAAGACTACTCTTAAGAGTTATTTAAAATCCAATACCAATTTTACGGATTATGACTTTGAAGGGTCTAACTTATCAACAATTATAGACGTTTTAGCATATAATACCTACATTACTTCATACAATGCCAACATGGTAGCGAATGAAGTGTTCATTGATAGTGCAACATTAAGAGAAAATGTTGTTGCACTTGCACGAAATATTGGATATTTACCAAAATCACGTAAATCTTCAACTGCATATGTTACTTTTTTCGTAAATACAGCAGATCTTACCCCAAGACCCTCCACACTTACTATTAAAAAGGGCCCAATTGCATCAAGTTCAGGTAATTTTGGTAATTCTTCGTTTATTTTCTCAATTGCAGAGGATGTAACTGTTCCTGTTGTTGATAATACTGCAGAATTTAGAAATATTAAGATAAATGAAGGGTCATTATTGACTACTAACTTTACTTATAGCTCTAGAAACCCAAATCAGAAGTTTATTTTACCTAATATTGGTATTGATACTGATTTAATTAAAGTTTCTGTTAAAACTGACAACTCAGAGTTCGCTCCATCAACAAAATATAGTAGACAAGACAGTCTTTTTGACATTACTAAGGATTCAAACGTATTTTATCTTCAAGAATCTGAAGATGAACAGTATGAAATCTTTTTTGGAGACAATGTTTTTGGAAAAGCACTAGAAGATGGTAATTTTATCACTGCAAACTATATTGTATCGAATGGAGATGCTGCAAATGGTATAAATCAGTTCCAATTTGCAGGTAGAATCACCTATAGTCTGGGTGGAGCTCAATATGTTGTTACATCTGGCATATCACTACTTTCAGCAGGTACAGCGTCTTCTGGAGGTGCTACAATTGAGTCTGTAGATTCGATTAAAAAGTATGCTCCACGCATTTATGCGTCTCAGAACCGTGCTTTGACCGCAAATGACTATGAATCTTTAGTTCCTGCTAAAATTTATCCCGATACAGAGTCAATTTCTGTTTTTGGAGGTGAAGAATTAGTTCCTCCTCAGTACGGAAAGGTTTTTATCAGTATAAAACCAAGATTTGGTGATTTTTTACCTAACTTAATTAAGCAAAATATCAAAAATAAACTTAAAAAGTATTCTGTTGCAGGAATTGTTCCAGAAATACTTGATTTGAAGTATCTTTATATTGAAATACACTCTTCTGTGTATTATAATACAAATTTAGCACCTTCTGCAGAAGATGTTGGTAGTATTGTTAGTAATAATGCTCAAAAATATGCAGATTCTAGTGAGTTAAACAAATATGGAGCTAGATTTAAGTATAGTAAGTTCCTAAAAATCATCGATGATAGTAGTGATGCCATTACTTCTAACATTACAACAGTTTATATGCGACGTGATTTGAGAGTTGCTCTCAATTCTTTTGCGGAATATGCAATTGGTTTTGGTAATGCATTCCATGTTAAGAGAGCTTCTGGGTATAATATAAAATCCACTTCCTTTAAAATTAATGGATTGAGTCAAGCAGTATATCTTAGTGATGTGCCTAATAGTGATTTAAGGACAGGAACACTATTTTTCTTCACCTTACCTTCAGTAAATTCACAAACTCCGACTATTATAAAGAGAAATGTTGGTACAATTAATTATGAATCAGGTATTGTCATTATAAATCCAGTAAATATTACTGATGGTAAGCAAAAAGATGGTCAAACGATCATTGAAATTTCTACTTGCCCTCTTTCTAATGATGTTATTGGGTTACAAGACCTTTATTTACAACTAGATGTAAGTCATAGTACTTTTAATATGGTTGTAGATGAAATTTCTTCAGGATTAGACCCATCAGCATCTAATTATATCGTGACTTCAAGTTATGATAGAGGAAATTTGGTTCGTTCAGGTGGACCTGTTGGTGGTAATATAGATAGTGGTGCAACTGGTACAACTTCTAATGCAGGTGGTACGACAATGGGCAATACAGGATCTACAGTAACATCTACAGGATACTAATCAATACAAATAAATGTCAGAGAAAAGAGTAAAGCTTACTAACGTATTAGAAAGTCAGTTTCCCGATTATGTAAGATCGGAGTATCCTTTAGTCGTTGATTTTATAAAACAGTATTATGAATCTCAAGAATATCAATCTGCACCGATTGATCTGCTGAATAATATTGATCAATACATTAAATTAGACGAAAATACAAATACTTCATATTCTGCTATACTTGGTAGTGATATATCCATTGATTCTGATATAATTACTATTGATATGCGTCAATCTCCTACGGGAACGATTGGATTTCCAGATACTTATGGTATTATAAAGGTTGATGATGAAATTATTACATATACCAGTAAGACAGATACAACTTTTAATGGGTGTGTAAGGGGTTTTTGTGGTATAACATCATATAAAGATCCAACACAAGAAGATACCTTAGTTTTTAGTAATACATCAGCTGTAGAACATACTGGTAGTGTTTATGCAAGTGATAATTCACTTACTTCTATTGGATCTACTGTACAAAACTTAAGTACTTTATTCTTAAAGGAATTTTTGAGAAAAGTAAAGTACCAAGTTTTACCAGGATTTGAAGAAAGGAAATTAACTCCTAATTTAAATCAAAATACCTTTATAAAGCAATCAAAAGATTTTTATTCAACAAAAGGTACTGATCAGTCATTTGAGATACTTTTCAGAAGTTTATATGATTCGGACGTAAAAATTGTAAAACCTCAAGATTTTCTTCTTACACCATCTAATGCTCAGTATCAAGTTACTAAGGATTTGGTTGTTGAACCTATAGAAGGAAACCCTTCAGAGCTTATTAATTCTACTCTTTTCCAAAAAACAACAAGCGGTGAAGATCAAGGTTATTCTCCAATAGCTTCAGTCGAAGAAGTATATAGTGGTGTTGGTCAAACTTACTATAAATTAAGTTTAGATGGTGGTTATAATAAAGATATTAGAGTTGATGGATCAGTTTATGGTAAATTTACTGTTCAACCTACAACAAAAGCAATTGGAGATGTTGCTGTAGGTTCAACATATATTACTGTTGATTCTACTATTGGTTTTCCAGAATCTGGAGATCTTTATGTCTCATATGGATCAACTGTAGGCATAGTTTCTTATAGTTCAAAGTCAGATAATCAATTTTACAATGTTACTGGTCTTGTAGGGTTTGTAACTGATACTTATTCTGTAGGAATAGCAACTTATGCATTTGGTACATCTTCAGTCGATGGTTCAGATATAAAAGTAAGAATTGGTTCTGTATTATCTGATTTTGAGTTTGAAAGTACTTCATTTGAGTACTCAGTAAATGATATTGCAAAAATAAAAACTTTAGGTATATCTGATAAATCAGATAAAGCTGAGAATTGGTTTTATAATATAGCACCAGTTTATAATGTTAATAAGTTAACTTTAATTGACTCTGCTGAACCTAGAACTTATCAAGTAGATTTTAATGTTGATCATTATTTCGATATTGGTGATAGTGCATCACTTATTGGTAATGATGGTGTATCTTTAATATCTGCAGTTACGAAAATTAAAAATGAGAAGTCTATTATTATTCGTAGAGAAGGTTTTATTGATACAACAAAGTTATTTACGTTAAGAAAAAATATTTTAAATGTAGATTCGACAAATTTCCCTAATGCAAATAAGTTTGTATCTAATATTCAAAATCTTTATACAAATAATAGTGATTTAATAGTTGCATCTCCATCTATCCCATCTTATGACTCACAAGCACTTGAAGTTACTGATAGATCAGTAACATTCTCTGGCACTTTTAGTGGAACTACATTTGAAATAACCCCTGATAGGGATCATGGATTCTATAGTGGTGATCCTGTTTACTATACTCCAGAAAAAGTAGTAAGTAGCTCTTATAATGTTATTACTGGCCAAACAGACACTTCAACTTCTACAAATTTATTTTTGCCTAAAGAAGGTCTTTATTTTGTCAAAAGAATAGATTCTAATAATGTAAAATTTGCATATAGTAGATCGGATATTCATAATGAGATTTTTATTAACTTTACTAATGCAGTTACTGTTAATAATCAAAGAATTGAACCATATACTTTTAAAGGAAAAACTTTAGAATCTCAAAAACTTTATAGAAAGTTATCTGATCCAACTAATGATGGTAATAAAACACCAACTCCTTCTGGATTTACAGGTATTCTAATAAATGGTGTTGAAGTATTAAATTATAAATCTAATGATTTTTGTTATTATGGTCAACTAGAAGATATTAATGTTATTACTACTGGTGATGAGTATGATGTTATAAATCCACCAGATTTAATAATTGAGGATTCAGTTGGAACAGGAGCAACAGGTAAGGCATCATTATCAGGATCTCTTAGAGAAATTAAGATAATTGATCCTGGATTTGACTATGTTGATCAACCAATAGTTACAATTACTGGTGGTAATGGTGAAGGTGCTTTAGCTTCTGTAAGTTTAAAGTCTATTCCCCATTTTGCAGAGTTTAATTCAGAAAATTCAATAGATGTTGGTATAGGAACTACTGTATCTACATTACATTTCCCATCTGCACATAAATTCAGAAATATTGAAAAAGTAACATATAATCCACAGGCACAGACAGCAATTTCAGGATTAACTACAAATACAGTTTATTATGCTCGTGTAGTAGATACTCAAACTGTTAAATTACATTATAATGAAGCAGATGCTCTTGCAGGAATTGGTACAGTAACATTATTGGCACTTGGAGAAGGTACACAAAGATTAGTTTCTTATAATCCTAAAAATATCATAGAATCTATTAATGTAGTTAATGGTGGACAAAATTATCAAAATAAAGAGAAAGTAGCAAATCCAACGGGTATAAGTACATTTTTAAATTGTATTAATATTAATAATCATGATTATGAATCTGGTGAAATTGTAAAATATGTTTCTATTGGTTCTTCTATTGGAGGATTGACTAGTGGTAGTGAATATTATGTTAATAAAAAGGATGATAATAGTTTCTATCTATCAGAAGTTGGTATTGGAGATGATAATAAAGACTTTTATTATAGAACTAAACAATATGTTGATATAACATCTGTTGGTGTAGGAACTCATAAATTCAATTATCCTGATATTACCGTAAATATAACAGGAAAAACAGGTGTATCCGATTCATCATATCAAGCTCAAGCACAACCAATATTTAAGGGTGGGATTACTTCTGTTCAGGTAACTTCCAATGGTTCTGGATATGGATCTGCTGAAGTTTTAAACTTTAATAGACAACCTGTTATTAGTCTTTCTAGAGGTAGTGGAGCACAATTAAAACCAATTATAAGTCAAGGTAAGATAGTTGAGGTTATTGTTTTAGCAACTGGTAGTGGATATAACGGTTTACCAAATATTGCTATTAATGGTATAGGACAAGGTGCATTTTTAACTCCAGTTTTAGATAATGGCGAAGTTAAGTCAATAAAAGTGATTGAACCTGGAAATGGTTATATTGAAGCAGATACAACTGTTACTATAGAACCAACTGGTGCTGGTGCTATTTTTGAATCTAAAATACAGAGTTGGAGAGTTAATTTATTCCATAAACAAGGTGGATCTGAAGGAATATCGAATATTCCACTTGATGATGGATATATTACAAATCCATTAAATCCAAAATCTGGTTTACAATATTCTCATTTATACGCACCTAGAAAATTAAGAGAAAGTGTTTTTGGTGTTGACCAAATTGGAAGAAAGTTGTATGGAGAAACTGATTTAAGAAAAGAAAATGGTCAAGAAATCGCATCGGTTAGTCATTCACCTATAATTGGATGGGCTTATGACGGAAATCCAATATATGGACCATATGGTTATAGTTCAATACAAGGTGGTGTTGTAAATCAGATGAAGTCTGGTTATTCTATTATATTGAAAGAGAATAGACCATCAACAGATCTATTCCCTAATGGATTCTTTATTGAAGACTATACTTATACCAAAGTAAATGATGAAACAGTACTAGATGAGAACAATGGTAGGTTCTGTGT